ATGCACAGCGTGCAACTCCTCCCTATGTGGTGATAAGCGTTAACCTATAACCATTGGGAGAACCGCAGTTAAGCGATTCCCCCAAAGGCGAACAGGGAAACGCTTAATCCACTCTCTCTCCTTTCGGAGAGCGCCATCTTTTAATAGATGGAGACCCACCCGAGCTTTAGTGTGACGGCATCGGGACGTCCAGCACGTCTCAAATGATCCTTCGCATACGGCTCATCACCGCGCTTAAGGAAAAACTTGAGCAAAGCAGCATCATCCCCCAAAGGACTCGGAGGAAGAGTGTCTGACATCTTGGCAGCCATGACAAGTGGCCGTTGCAACGTCGGACATTCTCTCTGACCCTGGATAGGGCCATGTGTGAATTTGCCAAGCCCAGGAGATGTGGGATGGACCTCAGGAAAAGGAATCAACCTTTCAATCTGGGAATCCAACCACTCAACAGATTCAGTGAAGCCAGCTTCGAAAAGCTGGTTCCGCAAAGAAACTATTGAGCTTATCTCTCGGGCGTGCCTGCGTTGTGTTGGGAATGCCTTCCTGACTTTCACGATGGAAACATCATGATCGTCATAGTATTCCTTTCCACATGACTCTCTGAACTTCCCAGTCCAGAAAGACTTGTGTGAGTTTACTTTCAGCCCAAAGGCTTCAAGAAGCTCCACAACGCTCTGTACGTATTCCACGGGGACGATAATATCGTCGCCATAGATGCGCACCCTTCCGCAAAAGGACTTCAAATCCTTTTGACGGACTGGTTTCCCTCGAGCTCTGCCAATCGCCATAAAAACAATAGTCGTGAAGACCATTGCCTCAATGGGAAAGCAGAGCCCGGAACCCATAGACGCGTACTTGGAAAGAGATATAACTCCATGTCCAGGCACGTCTGCTTGTCTTGTACGAGTTGAATCCAAACCTTGGCATAGCCAAGGTCTACCTTCAACAAGTTTTTGAACAAGCAGCCATGAAACGCGATCACTAGCTTCGGAAAGATCCAAAGTAGCGAGGGAACCATCTCTGGAACCCTTTTTCGCCATCTGTTGATTTAACAACTGATCACGAAAACCGACGATCACCGAAAGGTAGTCATGCCCCTCGATGAGGTCCACGAGTCGTTCCATCAGCCCCTGCTGTACATACTGTACGCACAGCGGTTCGATGGCTATGATTCGTGGCGTTTTATGCGTTTTAGGGACCGAGATGACCCTAACGGGCATCTCGGTCTCGGGTGTCAGGAGTGTAACACGTTCCGCGTCGTAATGACGCCAATTCGGAAAAAGCATTTCCCCATGTGGGAAAACTTCTTCCAAACGCTGAGTCCACACCTGCTGACGGAATTTTGCGTTTCCGCTGATTCTGTCGGCAGTGGCCCCAGGACCATGTTTTGGCACGATATCCCCGTTAAAGATAGATTCATCTATCTGACAAAAGATATCAGTCCAGAGCAGCTTCGAGACTTCGGTGTACTCTTCAACAAGTTGACGAGTTACCGTCCTCTCAAATAGCTGTACCTCCTGATCCGTCTCGACATACTGAGAAAAAGCCGCTTTTTCTCGTGCATCGCTGCACGGGAGTTCCACTTTTGACATCAGATTACATATCTGACGAATAGAGTAGATCGCGACCCAACTCGGATTGTCGAGGAGGTAACCAGTTTGAATATCGAACACCTGACTTGTGAAACCTTGCAAAAACGCAGGGAGACACGCCTTCCTCCGAAAACCTTGGAAGAGGGTAGGGTCAATGCGACCAGTATCTAGGGACTTTTCAAAGTCCTTACAAAACTGGGGCAAGACTAGAGTTAAGAATTCTAGTCCTTCGTGTTCGACACGCCTCATGATTGTTTTACGATCATGAGTGGTGCTAGTACAACACCAATCCCCCAACTCATGGAGGATCTTGTACAGAAGTACTTCATGGCTTTTCATCTGCCCTCTATTCAAATAGGGGTAGCAGATCCAATCCATGGCGTACCGATAGTACAGATGCTTCCGCTTTATCGCGGGATCATCGGGCCGAACTGTATGAGAGCAAAAGGGTGCTTGCCATAAAGACAAGCACCCAGATGCCCAGATACAGAATTGCCCTTAGATCCTTACGACTCACCCGCAAGAATTCGCGTGGTGAGAGCGGCACTGTCATCGGAAAGATAGTTGCAAAGAGCAACCACCGAATCCTTCAGAACCGTCAGATCAAAACCGTTCAGCGGCCGGTCGACCACGAGATAAACACTCGCGGACTTCTGGGTGCTGACGCCAGTGATCAACGGATCTGCGACAATGGCGTTTGAATCCAAGCGCACCTGAGTGCGAACCCGCTTACCGCGGGTCTGCCCAATGGTGAGTCGGCTATTTTGGGTGTCGAACTCGACCGAGTAGGTTGAGCTCGACGCACCAACCCCCGTACGGGGGAAGCTGACGTCGCCGGAAGGAAACGTAAGAATCTGAGGATCGGAAAGTGCCATGGTAGGTACCTCTGCTTTCTCTGTTCAAGATTTTTGAACAGAGACTCCGTTAGGAGTCGCACAGCTGATGCTGTGCCCTATCTATTCCTAGATAGGTAGAGAGAGCATATAGGATGCCCTCCCCTTATGTTGACCGCGCGTGGGTAATACCAATCGCGGCCAAAATGGCTATCTGCCGAGGAGTAAAATCCGCGGTAGTCAAGCCAAACCCATAGGGAGATGCCCCAACCCGCTTCTTTACTGTCGTAGTAAAGGTTTGGCGGAATGTGTGCTCACCGGGATACGATTTATATCGGACCCCTCTGAGCTCATAGTCTACTTTGGAGATCTTTTTCTCCATCATGTAGCCATAAGGCATTACCAATTGGCCACCTCCGAAGTTAGAAACATTTCTGGCGTAATCGCCAGCGTTGCTAACCCAATCGATGGCCCAGGACCACGGAGTTAGTTCCCAGTACATTTCTGGAGTAGGTTCGATGCCCAAAGCTTTCTGGGCAAGCGCCTCATCCAGAGCCCACCCCGGAGGGGGTAGGTAGTACATAAAGGCACCCTTAAACCATCTTTCACAAGATGAGTTACGGGTGATAACTAACTCGGGGGCACTACCAGACAGATCGAAGATATCAAGATCTGGCGTAGGTACAGGCAAGTGACCGAAGTCCCAGCCTGACGTACGCTCGACCGAGTTATCATACTCACTGTCAAAGTTGTACCTCCTATGGAGCAGCTTCCCCGCTTCTCGTTGATAGCGATCAAGTTTCTGTTTAACAGTCTTGGTCATCTTAACGAATTTGCGGATATCGGATACCAAAGGTAACCAACCGAATTGGTAGTTCAGATAGTCACTTCCAGCGCCTTTGGCGCTGAGAATTCTATCTTTCCACGTATCGATTTGGAACCTAGGTAACCCCTCTCGGAGATCTCCGAGAAAAGTAGCTGTATCAAACAGCGGTGTGGTTGGTGTACATCTGGCTATAGCGGTAGTTCCCAAGGTGATCAATTCAAGATCACTGGACGGAATAACCTCTGGCCACATGTCGCCACTGGGTGAAATATCCAAAAAACGAGCCTGCTGGATCATATGATAATGTTCCATTGCATTCTCGTCCATTGGATCCGAGTGAAGAGAAAAATGGTGAGGACCCCCCCCTAAGGAGGAGAACTCTGACATTTCTCTCTTAAGCACTTGGAAATCTCCTCCGATGTCGTCTTTGGTCTTACCGAGTTGAGAAACTCGGTGACCGGACGACCGGGTGAGATCACCCCTGCTGAAGTGCACACGGCGATAATGAATAGGCGGGGCTGGGCTCTGGTGAGTCCAACCTAACATATTCAACCAAGTTTGATGGCTATATTCATTATAGTCAACAAAATCAGACTTCGACGTGTGCTCCATCGTGATAACTCCTATGAGTGGATAACATGCCATGCTGGTTTTAGCCAGTTTAGGCATGGGTGTTGTGCTGTATTAGCACACCCACCCCGTGTTCGCA